ATAGTTGTATAGCTTGTGCCGTCATCAGCAGTCGAGGCTACAGTGCCTCTGCGTAAATCTAAGTTATCAAGCTCTCTGTAGTAACTAACCCGAATCTTACCTGTTGTTGTTGTAGGTATAGGAGATAAGAGGATCTGACCACTGCGCCTAATATAGTAGGCTGGGTGAGTGTTAGTGTAAGTACGCCGTTCCCTTAAAGTAGCAGGTCGAAGAGGGTAGTAGTCTTTAAGATTGCCAGTTGCGGAATACTCTACCAGTTTAAACCGATTGTTAATGAACACCTGATCAGGCACGTCGTAGGCTTCCTGACTACTAACAATAGAGATAATCTTCTCAGCTATAAACTCTTCTGGATAGTTGTTGATAATAAGCGACTGTAGATGGTCCTGGCCGTCATTAATCCATTCGACTATATCGTCGTCGGGGATACCTTCATCTGCACCATTCTCTTTGTTATCAGAGACTTTTCTCGCTCTAGCGATTAGCTCATCAACATAAACTTCTGCGTTATTGCCCATTCAGCCCCCCTATACCCAACTTGTTTCTTATTGCTAAAAGCATCGCTCTTGCTGTTAAACTCGGTGTTTCCTCTGGGACTACCTCTGGAACGGGAGTAGGTGTCCCCTGTGGAATTGGCGCTGCTGCTATCTGCGGAGCAACGACAGGAGGAACTGGCGGAGGGGTTAGCATTTTCTGTTCTTCCTTTTTCTTATTGGCGAGAATGGTAGCTGCTGCTAATGCTAGGCCACGCACTTTCGAGTCTGGCTGTGGAGCCGTAACACTGTCCATGCTAGCTATTTGTGTTGGCTCTGTTTGGCCTGGCTTATTAAACCATACAGCCTCAAAACCCCTTCTTTTAGTTAGTCCATCTAGGACTTCTCCTGCCTGTTGGTTCCAGTCGGCAAAACTCTTTGTAGCGCCCTCAAGATCCCCTCTATTGACTTGTTTAATTAACGTTGCAACGTGCCATTTGCCATTTTTTTTATACTTACCACCAGTGTTGTAATGCCAAGAGACTAATGCATCTAGTTGGTTTTGATTAACAGGAACTTCAAGGTGGCTTTTGAGCCAATCTTCAGATCTTTTTATATCGTGATCAAAATAGGCTTGAGCTTCGGCCTCGTTTTTTAATACATCTCCTTTCTTAACTGGGGTTCCATCAGGGTAAACAGTAGTACCCCACCCAATAGTCCACTTGTCTTTTGGAGTAGGAAGATAAGCCTTCATTTTAAGCTTCTCGAACTTCTTGATGTACTCCTTCATTTCCTCAGAAGTTGCCATTATTTCTTTTTCTTCAATGTAAGAACTAAAGCTTTAGCCTTAGACGAAGGCTTATCATCAGAATCCTCGTCTTTGCCCTTTTTGCCTTTTTTCATCATGGCCGAAGAAAAGCAGGACATACGTTTTGCTACACCGGATAACCCTTCCAAGGCTTCCATGATGATCACAGAGTCCTTGTGCATAGCTTCATAATCTTCATGTGACGGACTCATCTTAATGCTCCTGTTAAAACTTGAGCTAAATTTTGTAACGCTCGACTCTGACCAGCAGAGCCTTGGTTGCCAGCAGAAATAGCAGAGTTGTTAGCGCTGATAATATTAGAGGTGTTTTGAGAAGCTAAGGCTTGTGCTTGCTGCGCTGCCTGAAGTTTTTGTAGGGCTTGCTCCATCTGTAAGCGTTGCTGAACGATTTGGTTCTCGAAAGCTCTCTGTCTCTCGTCAGCCTCTCGTTGCTCACGCACCAACTCTTCCTGTCGTCTAGCTTGCTTATCTTGCGCCTTGGCACCGAGTAGACCAGAACCTAGCTGACCACCTGTAATTAGCGCAGCAGCTAAACCTGTCTCTGAAGAAAGCGCATCAAGAAGCCCCTTGCTTAACGTTTTCTCTGTCGCTTTATCTACTACTTTATCTACTGGAGGCGGAGTAGTTAGTGCTGTTGTTGGAGGTGCTAGCGAGCCAGGGGTAGTGCCAGAAGCTAGAGCGCTGCCAATCGGATCGTAGCCAGGAGCGCCAAACGTACCACCATCAACAGAAGTGCCAAGAGGACCAGTTGGGGCCACGGTCGATGCTGCAATATCTGCGATACCAGGACTAGCAGCCTGAAAGCCAGGGATACCAGCAGAGCCGAGGACTTGGCCGAGGTTCACACCACTAGCAGCAGCAGGGGCTAGAATTGCAGTAGCCAGGGCGTGAAGCTCTGGATCTTTAGCTATAGATACGGCTGGGTTCACACCAAAGTTTATGACCTCGTTCGGTATCTCCTTGGGAAACTTATCTAGGACTTCATCAAGCTCGTTAGGAAATATTTTGTCAGCAACACCCTTAACTGCGCTGGTTACTGATTTAAACGGATTGCCCATAAACATCCTTACGGTTTAAACGTGAAACTATTAATATAGATTCTAGCTCTATAGTTCGACGCTATTAGTTTAAACTGCGAAGCCCTATGTGTCAGCCTCTTCGTTAAAGACTATCAATATCTTACTAGAATCCTCTGGATCCTCTCCAAAATAACTCACATCCTGAAGCGTATACCCAGCAAACAGAGCTGGTGCTGCTGCTGCCAAGGCCACTAGCACCTCGGCCTTGGTAGCTCGTATGCGAACCTCTTTTAGTTTATCAGCCATATCATTTCCTTTTTTTAAGTTTCTGATGAAACGTAAATATATTCGCCGTCGGTCATAATCCCACTAATGACAGTGCCGCTAGGAGTCCAAAAGTTTTGGGCATCTCTAGTTTTCCCGTCAAACATGTCTTGAACAACTTCAGGAACACTAGCTCTTAAACGCCAAAAATAAAGCCCGTCATAGGCTATGTCTGTAAGTAGACCTGTTCCGTATCCCCCGACAGCGCTGTGATTTGCTAAAGTCTTACCGCTATAATCGTATTGTCGTAGCAGGTTCGAATTTGGTATGGTATTGTTTTGTAGTCGAAACCAGACTCTTGAGCCGTCATACTCAATCGCTCCAATCGAAAGTGATAAAGGTTGCTGGTCTGAGTTTACTAACGTCAACGTCCCACTCTCGTTCCATTCGTAATGTCGAAAGTGGTGCCGAGTAAAGCCAATTCCACCACCACTGACCGCCTCTTCCTCGACCGTGAAAACTGCGTTGCCGTCCCATTGCAGATCGCCACTCAACTTGTGGGAGTGATTGATGCAAACTCCTTTACCAGAGAAATCCTGGGTGGCGTAGTTGATTAGAGTCTTAATGGACTTAGTCGTCTTGCCATCCAAGCACCACTGTTGCAAAGATCTATTGCCAATCGATAAATAGTAACCACCACCCATGTAGCAAAGCGCAGCTTGTGGAGCGCCTGAGTAAGTATGGACTAGCTGGCCGTCTTTTTGATATTTGCGAAGAATTGCCATTTAGTTTCTTAGATAAATACCGCTATTAGTTAGTACAAACTCATTCCCACTCCCATTTGTTCCAGTACAAGTCACTCTGACTCTGATTAGCTGGCAAGCAATGGCGAAAGTCAAAGCTCTTTGCAGCCCACTCGCCGTGGCAGTATCTTCGTAGATCCAAGACGATAGCGGTCCAACCATCAGCTTGAAAAAGTTAGTCCCGTCATACGAACACTCAACTTCTATGACTATGTCCGTGGGAGTTCCGTTACTTTCAATATCAAGACAGACCGTTGCGTATCGATAGTTCCAACACTCAATGTTAGCGGATACGTCAGTTGTCGGACTGTCATCATAAGTCTGATCTAAGTCTGTTAGCGCAACATACTTGGAGTTGACCCCCTCAATTTGTTCGCCTCTTAAGTTCGTCGCAAGGTTAGCCCTATCGAGTTTTCCAACTTCGGAAGGCTTATCAGAGTGTTCGTCCGATGCGTCTGGTTCGTAGTCGTGTCCCCGTCCGCCGACCTTGACCGGATTGCCCGAATCAGCAGCGTCGTGGGCAACATTGCCTACAACTTGAGCATTTAAGTTCGAAGCCGTCGCCTGAGCGACATCGTTATTAGTTCCCAGATTAACTAACAGCCCGTTGGTAGAGTCGCCACTGGCCCTATCCCACGTCGCTCCGTCGTACCACTGCGGATAGGTTCCTATTTTGGTTATAGTTGGGTTTGCTGTGTTATCCGCTGCCAATGCGACTGTGGGAAGCTTGCCATTAAGAGTAGAGAGTGTCGTCTCGGTTGCAATGTTTGCCGAGTTACTTTGCACCTCCCAAGGAGAAGCCCCTTGGTTTGCAGTGACCGTTCCGTCTACGGTAATAGAGTTACCGCCATCCTGAATATTAACAGCCGAGGCTCCAGCAGCGTTGTCTATAGTTACATTATGACCGTCAGGAAGTTGATTCCCTGCAATAGTTCCCAGGTCGGTTATTATGGAATCTTGCTTTCCTTCAGTTGCAGGATCTATGGGAGTGGCCGAAGTGTTTTTTAGCCCAACCGGATCCGTTCCAAAAGACGAAACGATATTACCAGAAGCGTCAAGAATATGACTGTAAGAGGCTCCAAAGTTAGAACCTCTTTGGGTTATAATATCACCATCTGTTGACGTGACGGCAGCAGGGGTGTCGGCCCTAACTAGTTGTTTAACGCCACCTTCTGGATTCGCTGGTGCAGCAGCATCTTCGGTATATTCTGTACCACCACCTCCCCCACCAGAAGCGTTAGTTTGCACCTCTCCATCGGCATTAACCTTTGGAGCCATATACCTGCGAATTGAAAAAGTGTCGGCAACGCCAGGAGCTTCAGCTAGTTCTTGAGAAAGCGTGATAGAGTTCGTAGCTACTTCTTTAACAGTAGCGATATGGTATTGCAGATTGCCAGAAGTGATGACAATGAAATCTCCCGTTTGTGCTGAGTGAGACGTGGCTACGATAGTTTGGGCAGTAGACCCTGATTCAGCAGCATCAGTGCCAACTTCAAAAGCATACAAGAGTGGTAGTGTGTTTAAACCGTAGAGATACGGGCCAGCCCTGTTGACAGTAGAAGGTTCAACTACACTACGGTCTTCCTTCTTCTCGGATGGGTAACCAGTTATCATCCCCATTCATTAATCAACTTCTACATAAGTTAAGTGACCAACGGCTGCCGTATAAGTCGCAAGTTCTAGGTTAAGTAGTGCGTCAGAAGCCGTCTCAAACAAACCCCCAGGGCAGTAAGATGCGTTAATGGAAACTCCAGCTAATGGGGTCATTAGCCCACTTAAAGCCGTACCGCCTGCTCCAGACTCCCAGCGAAGTGACCCAGCAGTGCCAGTTACCGTTAGATTATAAGCAACGACTCGGATCTTCTTTCCAGTTACAGCAGCTACAATCGTGTTATCACCTGCGCCAGCAGCGATAGTAGCGTATTTAAACTGTGGACCTACTTCTATATCGCCTTGTTGAACCATATAATCCTCCTAGAAATCATCTGCGTCATCAGAGCCGATGACAATTATGTGACAATCATCTGCATCGCCTAAACTCCCTGAAGCATCAGCAGTCTCGATAGTACAAGCAGTAGCAGAAGAAGCAGAAACAGTTGCCCATGCATCAGTGCTATTACCGGAGCAAACCACAACGATAGGTTCACGTTTAAACGCATCAGTATAGGTCAGAGTAAAAACGCCAGTGCCATCATCAACAACAGTACCGTCGCCAACACCAGTAGTAACTGTGTCTTGGGTCGTAATGTGAAAGCCTAAGATTCTAGGCCGTCTCATTTGAGTCTGAATAGAGCTACCCATTCTCAAGCGATGCTCGTCCAGGGTATCCCAACCGATAGCAATGAAATTAAATGCTAGATCATCAGCAGAGTCCGACTCATCAAAAGTCAGGATGTTAATAGCTGAGGTCGTAGCAGACTCAACTCGACATACTGCGCCTTGGTCAGCGGTAACTGGCGAAGCCACAACTACGGGAGTAGAAGCGAAAGCCCTCTTACCGCCAGTGCCAGTTAAGACAATCGTATGATCGCCAGTACCGTTATCAGTAACAGAGAACTGATTACCACCGATTGTAACTGCGCCTAGAGCAGAGACTTGTCCTGCTATGATACGAGGCATACGCCTTGTACCCTTAACAGACTGCATGTGCCTTAAAGGACCACCATAAGTCTGAGCATCGGTAGAATCGTAACCGAGTATTAAAGCGTGGTGGGTTCCAACGTCAGAGCCAGTAGCCGTTACTGATATCGCTGAAGCCGTAGGGTCAGCAGTAAGATGAGTAGCAACACCGTCTGCGAGATCAGCACCAGGAGTTGCAATCACAACTGGAGCGCGAGCAAACGGTTGGGCTAAAGCTAGATCTAACTCTTCGTCGTTATCTGCGTTAGTAAATGTGCCTTCTTCAGCACCTACGCTAATTGTGTTGGCTGCGGAACCAGCAGTCGTGCCAGTGTAAGCGATAAGTCTAGGTCGTAAGTGGGGTGTCTTGATTGTGCGTAACATAAAAGCCTCCGGTATCTATCACGGGTAATGTAAACGGGGGCCGAAGCCCCCTTGTTACGTTGTGCTTAAGTTGCCCATCCAGCCCAGCAAGTGTCTGTCGCATCCCAAACAAAGAGAGCGTTTTCACCAGCAGCTATAACTACGGTAACTCCAGCACAGACATTCGAGGTTGCCTCGGCTGCCATAGTGGTAGTACCGCTAGCATCCTTATCAACAGAGATAAGAGCCAACTGGCCGTGAACAGCTCCAGCTTCCATAATCACACCAGTAATGGCACCAGCATTAGTAATGCGTTGCCAAAACTGAGTGGTATCAATAGTGCCAGAAGTAGCAACAGTTGTTGCAGCCGTACCAGCAGCAGGATTCGAGATAGGCACTCTCGCAGTTCCGCTAGCCATGTTCAGCACAAGCGTTCCCGAACCAGGCAGGTTTAACACCAAGTCGGCGTTGCTCTTAGAGCTAAGCATTGGTGTTCCTGTTAGGTCCAACGTTCCATTTGCTCCACTCAGTGCGTAAGCAACAAGCGGAACTCCAATTACTATCCCTGCCAAAAAGGTAAGAGATGTTTTTAGTATCTTATTCATAACAGCTCCTATTAAGTAGCAAGTCCAGTGATTACACCGTGGAATGGAGGTGCAATGTATGTTTCCATGTATCCACCGTACCGAGCCTCGTAAGAGTCTTCGTTAGTACGTAGAAATACTGTCCCATCATCGTCAAACCAACCGAAACCAGGGCGGTGAAATATCTCAATGAAGTTATCATTAAGAACATACACCCTGTCATCCTCACAGAATCTCTCTGGGAAGATACCGATTGGTCCTTGAGAACTCATGAACTCGACTCCCTCAAAAGAGACTTTCCCTTTCAAGTTCTTAGCCCGTGGGTCAAGAGAGTATCGTTTTTGGTCTTCAAGTTGGTTCAGGATCTTCTCGTACTGAAGGTACGAAGTAAGGATCATGTTTGGAGTTTTACCAGAACGTTTCTCAACGTTAAGCATGGTCTTGTTCAGCAAGTCTGGAGTAATACCAGCACTAGCAGCAGCTAGCTGATAAGACTGCCATCGACGAGCAATAGCTACACCATACTTAGATCCAGTAGTTGCATCTAACACGCCCTTGAGTCCTTCAGGATCGTTATCCTTAGAACCCTGCATGTAGATCACTTCTGTATCGGCAGGAGTGTGTGTCGCACCAGATTGAGCAACAAGGCTTATAACCCTGGTATCTGCATCAACAGCAGAAACTTCAAAAAGGTCAGTAGAGGTGTCAACGTTTACGAAGTCACGCTCCTCGAAGTTGGCCTCTTTCCAGGTAGCAGACGAAATCGTACACAAGTACGGATCGCCTGAAGTCCCTGTCCCAGTTACCGCAGCTCCGATTGTTCCAAGAGCGCCTGTACCGTCGCCAAATAGCGCACGAGACATGTTGCGGTTCCAAGACTCAACTGTCTTCTTAACAGTCTCTTTGGTGCCACGAACGAAAGAACCCTCGTCCGACATAGATGCCTTAACCGACTCTCTGTCATATCGTGTTACCGCATACATCTTCTTAGCAGTGAAGAATACGTCCTCATAGTTGGCGACGTTAGCTTCAGGCAAAGATCCAGATCCAACTCCACCTTGGAAAGACAGAGGAATCGGAAATTCCATCTTCTTACCAACGAAGTTGTAACTTTTCTTTACTCTACCAAGTAGTACGTTTGCGGAGTTATATGAGTTATCAGAAAGCTGGCCGTATTTGATTTTAAAGAGATTCGACGCTTCCGTCAGATCCCAATTGGCCTGCAAATTAGTAGCCATACAACCCTCCTGTGGGTAGTAAATAAAGCGTTAAAGGTTATAAAAGCTCGACTTAACGACTAGTAAACGTCGTCTAGGTCATCGAAGCTGAAGATATCTTCCTCTTCGGGCGCTTTTGGTGCCTTTGGCTTTGCTTTATCGGAGGATTGCTTTTTCGACTTAGTAGACTTCGCCTTCTTAGATGGCGAAGTGCGTCTTGAAGCGCTCTCTTGAGCTGGAGCCTCAGTATTATCAAACCCATCATCATCGACCTCATCGTCGTCTGAATCAGAGTCATCATCTTCTAAAAGTTCCTTAACAACATATTTTAAGTCACTCTCAGATAATCCATTGTTGGCAACATTAATTATCGTGTCAACAAACTCTTTGTCTTCAAGCAGTTCTGGGGCCAGCTCTTTAATGACCGACTGTGCTTTTGAGACATTAGAAAACTCAGTGTGAAACTTAGCTACGTAGTTCACAATCTCGGCGTGATTCAAGCGAGAGTCTATGGCGTTTTCTTTTAGTAAATACTCGTATGATTCTTTAAATTCGTTAGGGGCAATGCCTTTCTCGTTTAAGACTTTACCAATATAGCCTTCTAGTTGTTGTTGGTATTGCTGGGACTGTTGCTGGTTTTTCTGCTTTTCTATTTCTCGCTTTTCATAAGCCAGCTTCTTTTTCTCTAAGAACGTTTGCTGGGAGTCTTCGTCTAAAGCACCAAACTCTTCTGCTATACCAGCAGCCTCCTTGAGGTAGCTTTCTACAAACTCGCCTTCGTTTACGCCTGCCATCTGACAGAGAAATTCTAGCGCCTCGTAGGGCTTTCCAGACTTAGCCAGGTCAGCGAGCTTGGTTAAGTTCTGGTTTACTAAGGTCATATTGTCGTTGAACTTCTTCTCTTTGGCTCCTAGCTCTCCGAACCTACTGTTCCAAGCAGTTTTGCCTGCATACTCAGCTAGTAGGTCATCTAGGGTTACCTCTACCTCTTCGCCAGCTACTTTATGTTTAAACCGTGCATCGCTAGTTAGCTCTATCTCGTCATCACCCTGCATGGCTATGAGCTTTCGGACCTTTCGGACCTTATCCATCGCAGCCCTCTTTTCTTCTGGGGTTGAGGCGTTCTCAACGTCATCGACGGCATCTTGGGCTTGCTGCTCTAGGGTATCAACAACTTTCTCGGAAACTTGGATCTTACGACTGGCCTCTTCGGCGATCTCGTCGCTCTTAACCTCGTCGCTGGCCTCCATCATTGCGTCTAGGTCATCAAAAGATGCTCCCGAACCTGGTCCAACTGAAATTTTAGGCTCTGCGCCTACATCGGAGGGGGTACTCGAATCTGTTTCTGAGGCCATAAATAATATAATAAGCGGATTTTAGTTTAAACGGCAATACCTATTGCCCAGTACCTATATCTGCACATCTGGCGGAGCTGCCTGAAGCGGTGGTAAATCACCACCTGGAGGGGCTTCCCCAACAGGCACTTCCCCTTGAGGTAGTGGTTCTTCGCCTGGCAAGGCTCCTGCCAAGTCGCCCTGACCGCCTGGAGGTATACCTGGGTCTTGTGGCGGTGGCGCTATCTGAGGTTTTTGTACTAAAAAGGCAGGAAATCCAGCTAGTTGCTGCAACACTTGAGCAAACGCTGGGTTAGCTACGGCCTTTTCTTCCATCAGAATCTCAGTTTGAGCTATATGATCTAGAAGCGACTCCCTGATAGGATCTGGAACGTTTTCCTTAAAATAACGGGTCTGAATAGGGATCATGTGGGTAGTCCAGTGAACCACTAAATCCTCAAACGGCTCTGGCTCGCCCACTTCTTTACCAGACAGAATATCCTCATTTTCTGACTCAGCAGATCGTAGGGCTGCCGTGGTGATGTCGTAAAACTTATCCACCTGGCCAAATTCAAGCATATCAGCCATCTGCTCCCTGGTTAAAAGACCTGGAATTTCTCTATTTAATTCAATAATTTGCGAGATTCTGCCAGCAAATGACTCGCTGAAAGCTGTAGTGTTCTGGATTTGTACGTCAAATGGGCCAGATAGCTTGGTCCCTCGCAGATCTTGTATCTGATATTGGTTATTTTTACCCAAAATACGAATTAAACGACCGTCATCTTCCTTCGTGTAGTCACTAAAGACACCTAAAGCCTTACGGGTAACTCGTTTGATGAAGTTATTGTGCTTGGTAATATGAGTATTTCTGCCCTTTCGCTCCTGTTCTTCTAGGAACTGCAAGGCTATACCAGCCCTAATCCCTGGAGGCGGTGTCCCACGAGACACCCCATGCTCTCCAGAGATTTGCTGAAGCTCCTGAAGCACTTTGTCTCTAAATGCGTAAGCCTCTGACGGATTAGCAGCGAAATTCACGATCTGAGGGGCAGTTGGACCTCTGTAAGTCACTACGGTAGCCCTATTCGTCATGCTTTCTATCTTAGCTGCGCCTTCAGGCATCAGGATTTTAGGGTGCGCCACAAGAAAAAGGTTACGACTAATCAGGCTAGTAGTTTTGTTGTACTGGTGCTGAATTGGTCGAAGAATATTGTACCAGCTCTGGCCATGTAGTCTCGCTGGGGCATCGATATCAGTTAGGCACTCAAAAGAAAAATCGTTGTGAGTATAAGGATAGACCTTGGTTCTCTCTACCACCTCATCGCTAACGATGCGGATAACAACCCCTTCCGGTATAAACTCACTAGGCTTTACCTGGACACGATACACTATGACTTCTTCTTCTCGCTTTTCGTCTTCGGCATCAGCAAAGCCATAAATCTTACAAGAATCGCTAGGCTTTAGGTTGGGCTTATTGAACTTCTTGCGAGCTTCTTCAATGTGAATAATCTCTTCTATATCAATAACATAGCTGACTTCTCGCCAGTGCCTCTTAGGTTCTGGGAAGACAAACCAAGGCTCTTTGATGCGGTAGCAAACATCTCCGATAGGATTACCCTTATCGTCTTTGTCGCCAATACTCTTATCCCAGCCAATATCTAAGTAAATCTCCCCAAAGACTCGCTTCCAGCGCTGGAGTCTCTGCATCAACTCTTCGAATTGGTTCTTCTGGTTAATGTACTTAACGACCATCTGCCCTAAATCAGCACTCACCTTGTCGCGGTGTTCATTGTTTGCAGGACCGACATAAACGTTCGGTTTAAACTGTGAGAGGTGACTTACATGCTGTTCGGTTAAGTCAGTAAGATGAGAGATAACAACAGGCATGATGCGCTTAGGTAGTACCACGTCTCGGTTGTTTGGAATCCGAAAAGTGTACTCCTGGGTCTGATCGAACCAGCCCATATACCAGCACAAGTTATTCTTGTACTCGGCGATGCGGTCCTTAGCCAACTCTTCTAGGATCGGCAACGTATTCCTAAACCACTTAATAGTCTTTTTGTCAGTTTTGTAAGCGTTCTCAAACCAAATAGGCTTTAGAGGCTCTTTGTTAGAAGCTGCAACATCACTATATTCGTTAAAAACATCGCCTTTAGTAGTCATGCGTCTTTCTTGGGAAGGTTATCTTTTTTATCTGGTAAAGGTGCATGTGCCATCATTGCAGGATCGAACTCAGTTAAGTCAACACCATCTATGCCAGCAGCCTCTTCAAACTGAGAGTTGAGAATGTCTTCTTCTAGTGAAACAGTGCGCTCTCCAATCGGATCCTCTCGGACTCCGCTATTAGGATCTAGCGTGTAAACGCTGTGAGTAGTCCTCTTCATTGACTCAACTTCAGCCTTAGCTTCAGTGGCCATATCTAGGGCTTTCTCTGCCAGAACTCGTGCGGTCTTAGCTTCGGCAATGTACTCGATGAGAGTCATGATCATCTCAGTCTTGCCGTCCTTACCAGGTTCCACTTTGGTCTTTTTCTTTTTCACATTATCCATACTTCTCCAGTATCTTCATCAAATATTGCACCTTGCTGATCTGCCATGCGAGTCCAGTCACTCTGCGTTGCCATATCATGAAAGTCTTTTCGGGTTAGTTTGTATCTTTCAAACTCTTTGTCTTCGCCTTCAGGATCAGTCTTGTTTAGCTGATAACAACTGTGCGAAAGCATATATCTAAAGCAATCAATTAAGTGATCGTCTTTCTTTGGAATCTTACCCTCATCGTCAGTCACGTAGTTTTGTATCTCTGACATTAAGTAGACGCAGTGACTAGCTATAAACAGCCCATGCTTTTGCCTCATCACATCTTTCATTAACGAAAGACCGTCTTCTTTTTTCTGAGTTTGTTTTTGTGTTGGTGTGAGGTTGCGACCATAGCGAGCTAGCACTTCAGTAGCGAACCAGGCAGCAGCGTTATCATAAACAAGTTGCCAGTCATCGGGTCTATCCCAATAACGATCCATAATCTTTTCAGCCTTACCCCACATTAAGTCTGTAGAGGTTCGCATACGATCTCTTTCGTACACTTCATCAAGAACAAAGACCTGCTTGGTGTAAGGATGTACGGCAATGAACAGCATACCAAAACAAGTGGTAGTACCTGGGTCGCAAATGCAGTACCAGTTCATTTTCTTTCTGTCTCGTTTGATAATCTCTTCGATGTCTCTAATAGGTCGGACATGCTTGTGCTGTGAGAACATAGGGAAGATCGCATTGACTCCACCTGGCACGTACTTGGCCATGTACTCACGAAGCCATACCGCACTTTCGCCGTTCTCATAGAGTTGGCGCTTCTTCTCTAGTAGGTCTTTTTTTAGTACGTAAGGATTAGCGGAAGTAGGAAATTCGAAGTAAGCAAACTCTTTGTTGCCTCTCTTAACTTCCCTTAAGACATTAGTTCGATATTTAGTATAGAAGCACTCTCTGTCTGGCGGTGTACCGATAATAACCAGTGGCGCTCGTTTAGTAAGAAAAGATGGTTCTATCGCTATATGAAACTCTTCCGAGAAGTCTTTAAATTCATCGTAGCTCATTAAGTCAGGAGTGATACCACGTAAAGCCTCGGCATTGTCTGCGCCGTCTAGTTTTATAAAGCTACCGTTTTTAAAGTTTACACGTAATTCACTTTTGTTAAACGCCCTGTCGCCATCAAGTAGTAGTTCTCTTGGGCCAAAGTTTTGTATACGTTTTGATGCCCAGAGAATTTCCGCAATCTGCTTTCGTTGTGGGCCAATGATGTAGCACTCGCTACCAGGAGAAGTTAAACATTTTCGCCAGTTAATATAAGCAACGATTTCGGTTTTGCCTAAGCGACGACCAGCCTGAATAAAGATCACACGACAGCTATCCTGAAACACAGCCCTTCCGATCTTGATCTGGGAAGGGTGCGGAAACCATCTGGAATGTAGAGCTAAGACAGCATTTTTATAATCACTAATGGATCTTAGTGACTGTACTATCTGCTCCCTTGCCTGTTCTCTTTTCGTAGTCATACATCGGGTCTAGCTTGTCTAGCTCACTAAATATCTCTCTAACCTTTTTCTCTACAGCTTTAGGTGTAAGATTTTGGCGCTGTATAATTTCAGTTGGTTTAGAACTATCAAGCCTGTTGATGCGATCTATGTTCGCTAATATATCAGAAGCAAACTTGGCTTCCTTCATGCTCAACTCTTCGTCTCTAGCGACCATGCGCTGCAACTGTTTTCGAAGAACCTCAACTGACAAACCACAAATAGCAGTGATGCCAGCTTTGTTCTTCTGAATAGCTTCTTTAATCATCTGCGCTTCAAGCTGTTTTCTAGTTGCATACCATCGGCCAGAACCAGACCAAGACTGAAGCTGCTTTTCAGGAACGCCCAAAACCTCTGAGATAAAAGAATACTTGCGGTACATAAAGTACAGCTCTTTAGCTTTTACTCTTGCGAGTGCGGGATCTCTTTGAAACAGTTTTGCGTTTGGCGGTAGACTTGGTTTTTGGGACATCTTTAACCTCCGGTTTTACTTCTTCCTTTACAATTTCTTTTTCTTTTATTGGTGTAACGACTGCTAAACATCTGTCAGGTTTTGTTGGGTTTTGGATCTGTTCGGCAACTTCCCATAGGTCATCAATGTCTAAGTGACCCAACCTGTCTCTCACGTATTTGATTTGCTTCTCGTTTAGGATTTGCATCACCACCTGTGCAGCAAACTCCTTTGCTAGCTCACGGCCATAGGACTGTTCATAGATCTTCAATAAGTCTCTGGTTAGTGCTGCGATCTCGTCTTTTGATTTTTGCGCCATTAAAAGATTCCTTTTATTTTCTTATCAGCCTTAAGACGACCATACCAAGCAACGATGGCGCTGACTAGAATAGCAGCAGCAGCCCAAAAATCTTTAGCTGCAAGTATCACTGCTGGATCAACGTTTTGAACTATGTTTACTAACCACCACAACGAGGTGCCTATGGCAGAAACAGATCCCCACATTCCCACGCTCTTATATGCTGGCTTTGTACTCTTTTTCATATTCATTTAGTCATCCTCCTAAACTCATTCCACAGGTAGCCAAACCAACTCTTTAAAGTATCAAGCTTCACTCTTATGAGCGTAACCCGAAACTCCACGCTACATACCAATCTGAAACTTAACGATATTCAACGCCTCTTTGCCTAAAAACATCCCAGACACTATCAGCAGCACCACCAAGAAAACCCTGACTGGCACGGCCTTGTTGTGAAGCTGAGTAAACAGCCCGATCTGAGATGTTAGGAGATCGATGGACTGGGTTAAGCCTGCAATCGAGGCTGACAGCTCATCTCTGAGATTGTGAACGTCATCTCTAATTCTATAGATACTATTTGCCACATCAGTATCAGCGCCGTTGGTCTGGCCTGGTTCAGCCATCAAGTCATCCAATAAAAAAACAGAACACCTCTACAAGATAACGGTTTAAACTAAACTATGTCGATACTAGCTTTATTGTAGGGCCAATCTGTGCTTTAATAATTATGGTTAAACATAAAAACACACTGGATGGACATGGAAACAAAAGAACAGCGCGACTTAATGAAAGAGATAAAAGCTCAGGTCGAAGAGATGGATATAGGCATAGATTTTGACGCAGTAGAAGAAGATGACGTAAAGCCCAAGCCTTTTGAGGACAACAGAGTCAGGACCACGATATATATCGATAGGGGAATGTTGTACCGCATCCGAGCTTTCCTCTTGGTTAAAATCGGCGACGGGGGTAGGAAGATTAACTTTTCAAACTGGGTCGAAGAAAAGATTGCTGAAGCGCTAGAAGAGATGCCAGATGTGAAAATCAAACGGCCCAAAAAAGTCTCTGATAAGGAAATGGCAGAATATGTCAGCATCTCGCTAGCTAGTTCACTGTCTGATGATGACTCTTAGGAGTAAGCTTATACTCATAGATAGGTTCTCCCTGCTTATCCACACACAAAACCCCATGTAGAGTGAAGACCGAGCTAGATACTGCCTCGTCTAGCTCTATGGGGCTATCACCAAACAGGCAAATACCCTTATTCGGGTTGTAATGAAGGTTAATCTCAGGCAGAGGTGCCACCTCGTCGACCTCTATCACGTCAGAGCGAAGGGCAGCGCCGAAGGCAGTTAGCACATACTTCATGGACACCAGATGGGGCGACAGGCTTTACGACACTTACGGGTAGGAAAATACTTGCATTTGTGGGTACTTACGCAAGACTTACGGCAGAACTTAAGCATCTCCTTATCACAGGGCTTACCCCTAACAGAAGCAAAAGCGTTTAGTACACCTCCGCTTGAGACATAATCATCCCACCTGGAATCTTTATGCACGAAGTCCACGATGAGCGAGCGCAACTGGCTGGCTGACATCTCTGGGTGTTGACTAAGCAGCAGGGCAGCAAGTCCGGTAACGTGAGGGGTAGCCATCGATGTCCCATTCCATGAGACATAACCATCGGTGCCGTATTTTGCCCCAAGTATCCCAACGCCTGGAGCTGCAAGCTGCACAGCAGTCTTACCATAATTGCTAAACCCAGCCTTTTTGCCTTGTTGGTTTAAGGCTGCGACTGCGATGACGTTTTGTAAAGAGGTACTGTAAGAGCCTGGGAAACAAGGGAATTTATCGTTATTCTTACCAGAGTTACCAGCAGCACCGACATGAAACACGCCTATACCCAGACCCTCATCGACTACGGCCTTGAGAGCAGCGCCACCGCCACAACCCCAAGAGTGATTGACGACAACATGAACGTTGTTTGACTTCGCGTAATCATTGATGAATTTAATCGCCTTAATCGCTGATGCAGTTGTTCCGCTTCCGTTGGAATCCAAGAACTTAACGCTAAGTAGATTGCAGCGCCATGACACGCCAACGACCCCATAACCATTACTAAGACCACAAGCTGTAGAGGCAACGTGTGTACCGTGGCCATGATCATCTCTAGCATCGTTTGAGGTGGTAATAGCATTATATTCCCCTATAATTGAGCCTTTAATATCTGGATGATTCCGGTCGATCCCAGTATCAACAACAGCCACAACAACATTATCGCTAAACCTAGCAATGTCCCAAGCGTCAGGAGCCTGTATAGCGCCCATGCCCCAGAGCTGAGAGTAGAGGTCATCGTCTGGTAAGGTTTGGATTTGTACTTTCTCAACAGGTTCACAAGCGACTCCTTCCATCTCTGGTTTTAAACATAGATCATTATCAGGATCGTACTCTAGCACACGAGGCGAGGCAGCTCTGTTTCTTGGCCTTATCTCGTATACGCCACTGGCAGTCTCTACCAACGTATACTCAGTACCATTAATAATCTTTGAGCAATCATCCTGTCCAACCTCCCAAGGGCAATAAGCGCCCAGAGCAGTAGAGCCTGGCTTAGTTACTATAACATACTCGCCTTCAATGACCTCCCTAGTATCTTGCGGTTTAAACGTAGGCTCAACCGCAGTTCCACGTTGTAAAAAAGAGAAGCTTGAGCATCCCACAAGCCATAACAAGCAGGAAGAAAGCAAGAATGTATTCGATAAGGTTTTCATATTTCATAACTCCCTCTGTTATTTTTTATCTTCGTCTAGTGAATCAATTGGAAATTGAGCCTTCCCATGTCCCTTTACTAAGCCAGTGATATCTTTAAGCATACGCCCTAACTCTGTCTCTGGATCTGGATCTAGCTCAATTAGTATCTCTACAATCTCCAACAACTGCTTCTCTGCAATCTCCAACAACTGCTTGTGGTGTTTTTCGCACAACATAAACTTCCTCTCTTACTATTAAGGTTTATTAGTCTCTTTCGCCTTCTCCCTCTCTATAAGTTTTTGTAATTCAAAGCACTCTCCGCACAACGGGGTCTTAGACTCTGCCAGAGATGGTCGTAACCAATGCTCCTGTTTGCAGCGTGGACACTCCCAGACTTTCGGATGATCGTAAGCTCTATCGTACATATCCTTTACCAACTGTTTAAACTGTAAATTCAGATTCCTACGACAAGTCTGACATGCCTCTGGATATTCCTTACCTCTTCTAAAACCGCCAGCAGGGTAAGGCCGAAGCCCTCTATACTTTCCACAGACTGGACACTTCCTATTAACCCGTTTGCGATTGGCCATCGCCCCCTTTGGCCTCGGCTTCTAATTGTGCAAGATTACTGTTTACGTATGCCAATAATTCTGGCCGAGTATCTGCCCATTTCTGTTCGGCAAACCACAAAAGATAATCCGCTGGCACATCCCCAAGGCGTTTGCCTTTGTGCTTGCCCCAGTTCATCGTCGTGTTATCGTTTACGTCGTCACTCATCACCGCCCCCTGTTTATTGACTTACGATTCTTGTCGTACTGCATCATAAACTCATCAACTATCGACGGTTTTAGACCGGAAGCTAAAAGATCACGTTCTAGCTGGTCACGAAGCTGAACCCCAAAGCTCATGGCCTTATACTCTTGGTACGCAAACCACATAACGCCAAGAGCGAGAAAAGAAAAAACTAATATCGCCACTGCAAATGCATCCATAATCATCTCCTATAAAAATAGATGCCCAACTAAGGCACCCCAACCAAATAAAATAGCTCTACCTTCCCACGGTATGTCCTTAACCTTAGACATGTGCCACTGCGTAATAGTCTCCTTGCCCCGAAACCATAGCCAGGCATCGTAAGCTAGGATTAGTACCAAGGAGATAAAAAAGAAGTAACTAGCCGTCATTTACTTGCTCCTAAAAAACTTAACCTCACCAAACGGTGCTGGCGCAGGGTCATCATCATTAATCTTAGCAACTGTGATTACTACAGACTCCGCTTGCTCAAAAAACAGCTTAACCACCGCATACTCAACGCCATCAACAGAGATCTTGTCTCTAACAGCTAGATCATCACACTCATCACACTGGGCAGCATGTACTTGATAGCGAGGCTTGTAAGCGCTTGGATCTTTGGCTTTGGCGACGATGGTGTCTACTAAGTATTCTATTAATCGCGAGGGGTTGGTGGTAGGAAGATTTGCACGGCCACGAGTACGTGATGCCGTTACCCAAGCGCTAGTTGCCACGCTACCGCCAGCAGGATCACGTTGGGCCATACGCACATTAAACTGAACCTCATCGCTGACCGGAGAGGTCACCGTCTCGGCACCAATTAGGTACTCATTAGTAGTAAAGCCCTTCTCAGCTAGGGCAACCTTAACTAGCCTGGTAAACTCAGAGGCAGAAACCTCGCTTAGCTTAGTCTGAGGTTCGTTCCAGATTTTATCGCTGGCTGACATAGCAGCAGCTAGCCTTCCCCCAGAACTTCGAGGATAACTCGTATAACTGCGATAACTACCTCTGTCTGGCGGTGCTGCGGTATAGACGATGTTACCTAATAGCTCGCCGTAAGTATCTTTGAAAGCCTTTATTACCCTTGGATCTATTAAGTCCCAATCTTCATTACCCATCCCCAAGCGCCTCCTTACATATCTTAATAATCTTCTTACACTCCGCTATGCTACACTTCATAATCTCAACTGGGTTATGACTACCTCTCTCTAACTCCCAACCTAGCCACATATACCCACCCTTCCTGGTCATACTATGGTTCTTAACAACTCGATTAAACAGATCTGCTGCCTCTAGTCTTAGTGCCTTTAACTGGTAGCTCATATCTTCCCAAACAAGTTTAGTACCCAAAGCTTAATCCGACTCCAGAGACTCAACTCGATGATGCACATACGCTGTGAGCAACATAGAGGGATCAGAACCCCATCAACAAAATCAGCCCCGTCTGGTCGAAAAACGACTCGCCCACAAGACCTACATCTCCAACAAAAAATCTTCATGCTGCTTTCCCAACGACTACTTCCGAAAAAGGCCCAACCACAGATGCATCCCCAAAGGGAGCAACGGTAAGCTGACCAATGTTGCCATCCATAGACAGGCTGACTACCCCAGCCGTTTGACCGTCCACAGTAACGATATCGCCAGGCTCAACATTGCCATCACGTATCATCTCCTTGGGAACATAAACGGTGACGGAAGCTTTGTCTGGCCAGCGCTGAAAATTCTTTTCAACGGCACCGTAGATATCCTCTAGAAAAGACTCGATACGTATCTGGCTAAGCTCAGACCGAGAGAAAACCCTTTGGTATCTTCGAAAGTTGTACTGAGCATTAGGGATAGGATTGTCATCCTCATCGGTCTTTCTTGCAACTTTGACTCTAAAGGTTATGTAG